TTATGAATTCAACCACTTCTGGAACGCCAAAACAGACACCGGCCCGATGTAACCATCGGCTGGTACCTTCAAAAACGTTTGAAGCTTAACCGCAGATTCGAAGCCGAACCAGCCATCGTCATTTGCTCCAATGAGCCTTTGCAGAGCTGAGATAAAGGGGGACCCATCGCCATTATCCCATTCAAAGGTTCCGTAATCCTCGCAGATGTATTCCCGACAACTTTCAAGCTGACCGCTGATAACTCCATCCACTGGGGTTCCGAATTTATTCTGGGCCTTACTTGTGGTATCACTTCCCCACTTACCATCCTCTTCAATTTTTCCAGATGATTCAGGTTTGTTTTCGGGTTTAGATGGTGCGACCACTACAGATCCATCCAACTCTTTATAATTTTCGCCTGCTCTGTCCATGATACCGTATGCGATACAATTCCCAAAAAATCTTCCGTTGTCTTTCAAAAATTGTCCGTCATCATCAATGGACCCTGCTTCAAAAATCGTCGCTTCCATTAAGGTGCCCGTGACTTCGTAGTCATCCTGGTATCTATTGCCTTTGTCGATATAATCCATTCTGCTTGTTACAGCATTTCGAATATCCGCTCCAAGAGCCGCTCCGGCGTCGGAAACATAGAGTGCAAACATTCCAGATTCAGCTTTTTCCCAGTCTAGATGGATTGATACGTAGTGGGTGCATCCACGTTTATTCGCAGATTCAACACATTCGATGATGTTCATATCGTTTTCCGGATAATCTGTAACATAATCTTTCCCATTACTGACAAAAACTTCTAAAATTCCACCAACGATAATTTTGGCAATGTCCGCCTCAACATTGTTTTCCCAGACTGTTCCAGGATCCCATTTATTTTCAGTCGTGACTCCATGACCAATGGCGATAAAAGGTTTAAAACCCATGGTTATTTACCTTGCCTTTCCGCAACCTTGTCCGCTGTTTTTGCCAATATGTCCGCCAAATCAGCGTTACTATAATTCCTGGCCACAACTGCCTCGGCTTTGTCATTAATGTCCGTTTTGAGCATGGTCACCTTGCTGTCAGCAACCCCGGGTGTTGATGTGTCGCTTAAGATGCCGATGGACACCAGCACCGACAGGACGCCGGTCAGCATCACGTTGAGGGGCTCCCACTCAAAGGCTAGGCCAAATTGTCCACAGGCGTATTGGATGACTAACCCAAGGATGGAGATGATCCCCATCCAAAATGCACCGCTTTTTAGTCTTAGTTTTAAATTCATTTATCCTTCTCTTTCCTCGGGGCAATTTGTCCCGGCAATGGCATTAATCCGCTTGTGGGCCTGCTTTGCGCTTGCCTCCACGGCTGCCAAACGCTGGACCAGCTCAAAGTATCGCTCGTCCTGCTTTTCCAGTTTGTGATTGATATCCTCAATCCCTTTTTTGAGATAACCCAGGTCTGAGGCGATGGCCCCTTCCTGGGCACCGTCCTGTTTACTATCTTTTTTTGTGTTGGCCATATAGACGGCATAGCCGATTAATCCGCCGGCAATGGCACAAATGAGATTGATGAGTACAGGGTCAATGTTCACATGGTCGCTCCTTTCGATGATACGGCAGGCCCCGAAGGGCCCGCCTCAATAAAAAAAGACCCTCTGGTCTACACTGCGGCCTGACGCCGTTCAATTTCTGCGATGGTTTTTGTCCGGATAAACGCCGGTACCATGGGCACGCCTAAACGTGTTGCATCTTCCTGGGTTAGGGCACGTTCGCTGGCTTCGACTAAATCTGCATACAATACTGCCATTTTATACACCTCCTTCCACTTGGGATTCGATAAATTCCGCTAGGGCTAATTGGAGCTCTAGTTTGTCTGCTTCTTGTTTTTCGATGGCTTCGGCTAGAGCTAGTTGGAGCGGTTGGATCTCCGACGGTTGCGTGCTAATCGGCTCGGGTACATATTCTTCGATGTACCCAAACAATCCGCTTTGAGTATCGGGGGTAGCCCGCATCCTAAACACCTTTCCTTGTCTTTCCGATTCAAAATATTTGTTATAATCGGCATCCGTTATAGGGACATCACTCTCGGTTATCGTATGTATACCGTCAACGACAAAACCGATATAGTCTCCTGCTGTTCTCAAAAAATACATGTTTTACCCCCTACCATCCAATTGCAAACCAGTGGATCTCAAAATTTATGTTTGCATTCAAGTTATTCCCAATCAAAGAAAAACTATTTAAGCCGTACCCCACCATCCAAACATTTTTGTTGAGTACGTCAGTGTATAAACCGTTAAGATGCTGCCGGTTAAAAACACAAGCAATATCATTTGGAAACGCGATTGGAAAGGTAATTGTTTTATTAAGATTACCAGAACCATCAACCACACCTGCGGTTACACCCCATTGGATAATCAGTCCTCCAGGCAATTTTTTATATCCAGATGCTGCCAAACTTTGGGCAAACCCGCTCTTAATCATATCATCCGATATCTCAGGTAGAATCTTATCCCAATCCGTCCCATTAAAAATTTGGATTGGTCGTTTAATATTTGATGCCATTTTTACCTCCTATATCCAAATATCCCCTTTCCGGGGATTTGCTGGTGCCGTCGTGCTGACGGTCACTGTATTGCCGCTGGCTCCTGTGATTTTGTCGTCTACCTCATCAGCAGTGTAATACCGGTCGTCGTGAGTGTGTGAGGATTTAGCCGCCCCAATCTCTGCCGGTGTCGGCTTGTCATTTTCGTGATAAATCCTCTTACCGTTGTGGGTGCATTCAATCCCTTCGCTCTTCATCGCATCACCCCGTCACCGTAACTCTGTACGCACCAGACGCCGGTGCAACCGCAAAGAGCAGGGTCACCACATTGGTACTGGTAATCTGCATATCGCACATCACCACGCTGTAAGGCGTGGCCGCCTCTCTGACGGTTACCGTCACATCCTGGGTGCCCAGATTGTGGGTCACGGCAATACTGGTTGCACTGCCGTTGCCAATGGCTGTGGCATACTTTTTAGGCTTTGCATTCCACGCCGTCTTTTCGGCGTCCGTCGCAAAACGGTGGGAGGTGTCCTCGGTAATCATCGTGGCCGGGTGGGTGCTGGGATGGCTATAGTTGGTAGCCCCCGCTGCTATCCCATCCAGCTTGGCTTTGTCAGCGGCGCTCATGAGCCCCGCCACCGATGCCGTGGCCACCACATAGGTGGTGTCTTGTCCCGGGATACCTAATCCCGTGATATCGGCCTTGCCCACGGCGGTTGCCGCAGATACATGGCCCAGACTATCCACTGTCACTTTGTATAGCCCAGCTGCCTTTGCCGTATACTCGGGATGGCTGTATGCATTAGCTCCGGCCGCGATGCCATTGAGCTTGGTCAGCAAGGCATCGGTAAAATCATTGGACGACAGGCTTTTGCCGGTCACCTTGTCCACCTTGCCAGCAATCAGGTTAGTCATGGTTGCCGCAAAGTTGGGGTCATCCCCTAGAGCGGCGGCAATCTCGTTGAGGGTGTCCATGGTCCCGGGGGCGGAGTCGATGAGGTTGGCAATGGCTGCCGAAATGGCCGTTGATATAGCCGTGTTGACCTGGGCTGTCGTCGAGCTGTTGTCCAGCTTGACCTTATCGGATGAGCTCATGAGCCCGTTGGCGGCTTGAGTGGCTACCACATAGACCGTGTCTTGCCCGGGGATTCCCAGGCCGGTGATGTCGGCTTTGGTTGCAGCCGCAACGGCCGATACGTGGCCGGCGGCATCCACTGTCACCTTGTACAGGCCGGACGCCCGAGCTGTGTAGCCGGGATGGGTATAGGCATTGGCTCCTGCCGCAATACCGGCAAGCTTTGCCTTGTCTGCCGCTGGCATGAGTCCATCCGCTGACGCTGTGGCCAGCGGGATAGGGTCCGTGCCGCTTGTCAGATGCTCATCGGCATGGATGGGGTACGGCTCCACGTCGATGAGCTGCACATATCGTGCCAGGAGGATATCCCCCTCCTCCAGTGGTAACTTGAGAGCAAAGGCCGTGGTGGATGTCTCCGTGATGATAGCGCTCTCCAGCTTGATGCCGTTGAGATAGACCTCCAGGGCCCCGACGCCACGGTAGTAGCTGCCGCCGGTCAGCGTAAAAGCTGTCTGGCCTGCTGTAGCCACAAAGCGCTGCTCTTTGATGATATACCGGTCGGGATTTGACGCTACGGACAGCACACCAGCGGAGTCAATGGTGACATTGTCCCCGGCTTTAATGCCGCCAAGTTGGGTTGCTGATGCCACCGGCGGCGTGTAGGTGGCAGGTTTGCCAGACACGCCAGACCACGGCACGGTATCAGCCGAACCGGCACTGGCCGCCTTAGCGGTCTTACCCAGGTAGGCGCTGTCATGGTTGTGGGTGGTGTCGGACTTGCCGCCTAGCTTTGTAGTTATCTCCGACTCCGTAAAGTACCGGTCGTCATGGTTATGTGCCGTTGCTGGATAGGTACTTGGCTTGCCGGTGATGTCATCCCATGCCAGGCTATCCCGGCCGATTTCCTCCCAAGCCGTCCCGTTGAATCCGTAAAAGTTATTATCGCTCGTATTGTAATAGATCTGCCCGCCCACTGGACTCGATGGGGCCGTGGCTAGGTTTTGGATTCTTGCGTTTAACAGTTCGTTTTTGTTTAAGTCGATGCCTGTCAAAAATGGTATTGCCAAAAAATCACTCCTTTCCTAATTGAGATAGGCCTTTCCGCTAAAGGCACTGCCGAAGGCGATGGTCACCGTGTTGTCGTCGATATACTCCACGTCCCCAATCACCACACTGCCCGCGCTGTCCACGATGGTGACGGCCGGATACCGACCCAAACCATGGGTGATGGTCCAGGTGGCCGATGGGGCGGTTTGGTTGTGGATGGTGGTCTCGACTTTGCCGGGTGGACCGGGTGGGCCGATGATGCTGCCCAAATCGATGGTCGTTGCCATGGCTGCACCTCCTTAATTATATGTGGCGTACAAATGACCGTCCTCGCCAACGTGGAAGGTTGGGGTTTTGCCGTCGGTGCCAGGGGGGCCTTTGGTCGTTGCCGTCTGCACGGCGGTATCCCGCTTGATGGCCTGATAGATGGTTTTAAGCGGACTGCCAAACTCCACCTCAAGGGTTGCGCCGTCCTTTTCCCAGGCCTCCTTGACGGATATAATCTGCTGGTCCTGTTGGATGCCAAGCTCCGTGTCTAGGATACTCACAAAATCCCCGAGGTCCCAGGACGTCTTATAGCCCGACGGGTCCACCGATGCTTGGTAAGAGGATACCTTTGGATATTCTGCAAGCTTTGCCTTCCCTCGGTCGGCCAGCGTCACATCACTATCCTTTCCAATATCCCGGGCATCCACGTAGACCTCCCGGCGATCATAGCCAGTGAGCTCATCACCCAGCAGCACGATTTCCCGGTCGGCCTCTTCGCCTTGCCCGGCGACGTAGGCCATATTGCGATAATCAGCAATGGATTGGGTCAGCACCCGCTTTTCAACGTTAGAAAATTTCTGCGAAAAGACGGCCCATCCATTGCCGGCCGTATTGTTGTAAGTCCGGTCCACCCCGGTGACGGTCTCAAAACGCAGCTTTTTCCCGGCGTAGTCCAGGATAACCCTAGTCCCAATCTGGGATAGCTCCGACAGCTTGGCCAGCTCATCCATGAGCACGCCGTAGGTGGATTGGTAACTGGTGGTACCCCCACGATGACCCGATGCGGCCATCACTAAATTAGGATATTTTCGGCCTGCCTTTGTTGGATTGGCTGCATTTTTATCCACCAATCCATGCATGATATCCTCAATATTAGTGTTGTAGGTGTCATATCCTGCCGCCGTAGGCAAAATGTTCCGAGCCTTAAGCAGTGACCGCAGGCACCGGCCACTGACGGTGATATCTTTGAGGTCGTAATCATCAAACTCAATGGTCTCAATAATACCGCTACGCTCACCGTCTGCATCCAGCATGATGCGTTGACCAAGCTCTAAACCTGGTACCCATTCTGATAAATGAAATTCGAAAGTGCCACACTCACGCCAGTGGCGTTTGAACCACAGGGAGGTGTAATAATCGATACGGTCCAGGAACATCAAGTCCTCATTAAGTATGTTGATATTCGGTTTTTTTAAATCCATATGCTGCCCTCCACGGCGTCTGTCGGAGCCGTCTCCTGGATATAAATCTTTCGCACCCCTTCCTGTGACTGCATGCTGGAATACATCGCGTCAAACTGTGCTTGCATGGATTCCAGCATTTCGGTCATCCCAGCTAAATTTTTTGGCCGTAGCAGCCCACAGACCGTTTGGTTGGCCCGCTCATCCACCACAGTAATGGCACCAGCCGATGTGATGGTTACCTTGGCCAATGACAACTCATAGGTTGAGCCCGTTGTGACCAAATCCGGTGGTGCGGATGCGGTGCCCTGCTTGAGGGCGATGGTGTCCGCTGAGCCTGTACCGGAGACATCCACCCGGGCGATGACCCGATAGATCATGGAGCCGGTTCCGGGCTTGGTTGGCGTCAGCGTGATGATGCTGTCTGATTGCAGCCAAAAACCTTTGGCGTAGGCTGCCCCTGGCGCTACTTTTACCGTGCCACCGTCTGCCGTTACCTTGAGGGTTGGACTGCCATCGGCATCCGTGCTGACACCATTTTCAAATAAGCGTTCATAAAATGCCGCAAAGGTGGCGGCGCTGTATCCGGTGGTTCCGTCCCGGAATCCTGCTGTTATTGCCATATTTTTACCTCCTAGATTCCGGAATACCGATTTTTAAAGCTGATGGACACATCATTCGGGCTGGTCTCGCCGGAAGTGTACTCCAACAGATTCGCCCCGGGCATCAGCTCAAAAAACGTACTCTCAATATTAATCTTATCGTAGGCATCGGTAAGGATGCCGTTTTCCTCGATTTTTACCGACTGCTTTTTAAATCCGGTCGTAATGTGTAACACCTGGTCAGACGTCAAGTCCTTAAGCACCTCAATATATTCCCCGGTGGTGTGGTTGATGACCTTAGGGTTTACCGCCGGGCCTTTAAAGGCGATGGACAATGGCGCGGGCTCCTGGCCGTCAACTACGATGTTAAGTTTTGTTTCTCCTTTTTTTCGAAAGGATATCGGGAAGACCAGCGGAAAGACCAACCCGCCAGTCCAGAAGGTCAGCTCCAGGGTGTTGACCGCCGGATCATATAGGTATGGGTCATAGGCAATCAAGTCCACCGTTACGTCGCAATATAGACTGATACTGTTTTTGGGCATGTCAATCCCCGTCTCCGGCTTGCAATATAACTGCCTGCGGACCTCACCGTCACGATAATCTAAAATTCCGCCAACCTTCGGGTTAAACACCCGGATGATGTTATCTCGATAGGTGAGGTAATCCTCACGGGTATGACATTTCAGATGGAATTTTAAAATAACCGGCCGCTCCTTATAGGCCGACTGGATATAGGTCATCCCATCCTGCCGAGGGGATTTAGATGTTTCGTCCTCGACGCTGGTCGATTCCAAGCCCGTGATGCTCATAAGCGTTAGGCGATCATCTCCGCCAATGTCGAGGACTGCGCCGCTATCGTTGATATACTTAATTTTATGCATCGGCTAATCCTGCCTTTCTGAGTGCACGCAATGTCGCCCGTTCGGTTTCACTTGGAGATGGATTGGGGGTGTAGTTGTTGGTTTCGATTTTTAGATTAGTTCCCGTGATTCCAGCAGCCTTCAACGCCGCAGCCACAGCCGTGCCAATCTTCGCTGCCAGTCCATCCTCGTCACTGCTCCCACCTGTCATCCCGAGGATTCGGCCGGATTCCTTCCACAACGCAATGCCCCGGGCACGGTTGTTCTGCAATGGGATATTCGCTTCCTTCCCCGCTTCCCCGAACACGCCCCAAGTCGGCCTGTCGACAATCCCGCCATTTGCAAAGGCATAGAAATCCATGGGATCTACCATCTGGCCATTCACAAACACTGAATAATGGATATGCGGCCCGGTACTATTGCCGGTGCTGCCAACATAACCGATGACTTGGCCTTTAGAGACCGCCTGGCCAACAGACACAGCGACACTGCTCATATGACCAAAGAGCGTTTCAAAGCCGCCGCCCATATCCAGCTTTACAGCGTTGCCGTAACCACCATAGCCACCAGCAATCTCTACGGTCCCAGAAGATGGTGCGTATATCGGTGTTCCGTAGGCCGCCCCGATATCAATCCCTTGGTGGTTCGTACTGCCGATACCCCCGGGGGATTCACGATTCCCGAAGTAGTCTGTAATCTCAGTGGTATCCGATGGCCAGATCCAGCCAAGCGAACTGCCGACCCCAGCACCACCACCGAATAATCCGGTCAGGTCAATGCCAAGGGTATTTTTCAGGAAATCCAGAGCGCCGGAACCCATTTTAGAGAAGAATCCCATAATGGCATCCGTGCTGCCCTTGAATTTCTCCTTCATCCATTCAACAGTGTTGTCCACCCACTGGGCGAAGTGGCTGTTCTTCCAGCCATTGACAAGACCTTGGACCATGTGTCCGGCCATGTCAGAGAACCACGTCGATGGTGAATGGATGCCAAGGGCTTCGCAAAAGGCATCCTTAATGCCGTTAGCAATACCGACGATGGCATCCTTCGCCCCGGTGATCATGTTGTTCACGCCATCAATGAGGGACTGAATCATATCCTTCCCGTACTGCAGGAACTTCCCTGGGAGACCGGTAATAAAATCAATTGCCCCTTGGAATCCGTCAACGACTGTCGCCATCAGATTTCCTAAAATGCGCTGGGTCGTGTTGATGATATTATTCCAAGCCGTTGTAATGTTATTCCAAATGCTGGTTAAAAGATTGCTAATCGTTCCAACAATACTGCCCCAGATAGCCGAAAGAAAAGCAAAAATGGCATTCATAACGGCTGATATTGTGCCCCAGATACCATTCCAGATATTCACCACGGCATCCAGCAGACTTTGGAGAGCTTTCTTCCCAAACTCCATGGCACCATTCCAGTCCCCGTTAAACAGGGCAAAAACCATCCCAACAAAATTGGCAATGAAGGAAAACAAATTTCCGATAGCTGTTAAGAAAGGGGCCATACCGATGATGATATTGGTGAATGCCCCGATAAAGTATGTCGCAAAGTTCTGGATGATTGGCAGAATATACATGGCCAAGAAATCCCCAACCTGCTGCAGCACAGGCCCAACCGATTCCCAGAACTGCCTAAAAGCAGCTTTTGCCGGCTCCAGGGCTTCAGAAATCCGCATGAATGCGATTTGCACTTGCTGCCGAATTCGGAGAAACACCCCAACAACACCAGCCCTAAACTTCTCGCTGTTTTTCCAAACACCGATGAGAATGGCTGCAAATGCTGCGATTCCGGCCGCTACGGCCGCAATTGGTCCGAGTACAGTACCCAAGGCTGCACCCATTCCACCCGTGGCGGTTGTTGTCCCAGTAATACCGCTGAGTAGTCCGCCAGTGCCAAAAAGCTGCGCTATATTTTTTATAGCACCCGCAACGCGGCCAGCCACCAATATCAGCGGCCCAAGCGACGCCGCAAGCCCACCAGCCACAACAATAACTTTTTTAACCGGGTCGGGCAGCTCCTTAATCTTATTAAGCAGCTCCGTCCCTTTTTGAATCATCGGCGTAATAACCGGAAGAATAACCTGTCCGAACGCTGTTCCAAGTTCTTCAAGGGTCCCTTGAAATGTCCGCAGGCTATTTGCTGTACCGTCCGCCGTTCGAGCATAATCACCCTGGGCATTCTTTGTGGCGTTCATCACATAGGCATAACGTAGCTGAACCTGTTCAGATTGAGTCATTTCATCGGTTGTTTTGCCGAATCCATTCGCCAGTGCATAAGCATCTAGGTTCGTCTGCGTCATCACAACGCCAACCTGCTTCAGGCTCTCTGTCTCTCCGGTGAATACACCATTAAGGGCCGTCATTGCCTGGTCAACGGGAATGTTCTTAAAGCTTGATAAATCCCCAGCTAAACCACTCATTGAGACTGACATATCAGCCGCCGCATCCTGGGGTAGCCCCATACTCGTCGCCATATCACCGAATAAGCTAGCCATATCCAGTGCCGTCCCTTTTGATATTCCAAAGGTTTTTAAGGATGTTTCGGAAAATTCCACAACCTTTTGGGCACTATTCCCAAAGGCAACGTCAGTCTTATTCAGAGCTTCTTCGTAATCTGAAGCAAGCCCGATAGCTTTTTTCCCAGCTATCACAAGAGGAACGGTCAGCGCTGCGGTTAATACACCACCGGCGACCGTCGCTTTTTGTGCAAAACTCCCCGCCTTCTCCGCAATCGTATCAAACTGCGAAGCGAGGGTTTTGCCCTTATTCGTCGTTTCGTCGATATCCTTATCGGCGGTCCCCTTATTAATGGCAATCTTGCCAACGAGTTCAAATATCGTCATGCCCACTGATTGCTCACCTCCTTAAGGTTTCCGCCGGACATCTGCTTGAGTACATCATTGCTGCGGGTAATAATTTGTTCCACCGGCTCGATTGGGCCAGATTGCAGGCCGGCCTGCATGAGCACTTCGGCTTTGTAATCCTCAAAGCTGACCCCTTGGACATTATGCATCCAATACTGATACAGCCGGTCGTTCGCATCCATCTCATAGACGTCCACTACCGCGCGGCGGAACCGGCCCGCCTCGAGCATTGCGTCCAAAAAAGCAAAAGGATCTCCGTATCGGGTGAACAGGAGATCCCCAAACTCTATTTGATTTTGTCCAGCAATTTCGAGGCAGCCTTGAAAAAATCCATAAACTTATCGTCCTCGACGATGCCCATAATCATCTCAAGGTACAGGGCAGGGTCCAGTGTGGGTACATCTTTAATATCCACGCCATAAATTCGTGAGATTAGCCGATTGATATAAGTCTCACACTTCCAAAGGTTGGTCATCACGATATCGGCTACCTCGATCAACAGGCCCAGGCCAACCTCTTTAAACTCCGATTCTGTCGGACTGCCAATCTTTGCCACATTGCTTAAATCAACAGCGGCGAAGGCGTCCTTAAACTCCTTCAGGCCAATATTTGAAATAATGCTGGTCATCAAAAACAGGTCAGAGGCCTGCAAACTTCGGATTTTTAAGAGCGATTCTTCTGCCACTCCAGGCGCCACCCTATCGGCAGCCGCTTCAATCTGTGCGGCCACCGCCTGGGCATCCGCTTCATTCTTGCGATTAATTAAGTCATCCATTGTAAAAGTATCTTGCATTCTTAATTCTCCTATTCTTAAACGCCTGTACTGTAAGAAGCATTGGACGCATAAATCTTGACAGGCAACTTATCAATGGCCTCCGACGCATCAGCCCGGGGCTCGAAGGTTAGCGTGGATACAGATGCCTCATTGTTCTTTGTAGCGATTTCCATGCCTGATGTACAAATTGCATTCTCCAAAATAACTGTAATCGGCGTATTGTCCGTCTTATATCCAACGATCGCAATGTTTTCCAGATAATCCCCCGTTTCCACCGTGCCTTTCATTTCGATTAAATCAAAGCCAGCAGCATCCGACGTGCCATCCATCCCGAGGATAGCCAGCTTCATGGTATCCTTATTCAACTCAATCAGATTGACCTCGAGGGTAACTTCCTGACTTTTAATCGAATCCAGTCCTTTCAGTTTTACTGTAACACCGTCAATTTCCGGTGAACTTAGTTCATTTTTAATACTGAGCTTAGACCCACCGCTGGTTGCGCCCAAGACGGTTCCAGACCAGACATCTTCGGTACACTTTAAATTTTTATAGACGACCCCTGCCCCAAAGAGGATACTCTTCGGAGTCGTTGCCGTTACGCCATGCTTTGCTAAAGTCATGTCATACACTCCATTTCTTCACACTAATTGTGATATCAATTCGTTTCAGGTCCGGGGCGCCCGTAGACACCGACTGAAACCCGCCATAGGAAAAGCAAATGGTGCTCCCGTCATCATCAGTGACGGTCACGCCATGTTTAAAATATTGTTTGATTCGCCCCTCAGCCTGAGCCAGAGGCAAGGCCTTGCCCTTGCTAAACCCCGTTAGGATGATGGTCAACTCCTCCATGCCATCCTCAGACACCACAGGGGACCCCAGGATTTCGTACACCCAGTATGGGTATGACACGACCTGGGTCCAAGTTTGATATTCACAAGGCACATCCAGGATTTCCATCATCACAGAAAAGGCTTTGGCAACATCAATCATTTAAACCACCGAACACTTCCCTAGCCCGGGCTTCTGCTTTTGGCTTTATCACCTGGAAGGCCTTCGTCATAGCCAAGGTTGGCTTCTTGCCCCGGGTGAAAGCAAACTGTTTACCCTCAAACTCCCGTATTTTGAAATGGTACTTCTTTGCCATACCCAGGGAGATTTCATTCTTTCCACTGCCGATTGGTATCCACCAGCCGCCCTTTCGACCGTTACCCTCCACGGCATACTCCCCAGTGCCTTTTTCTTCCCAGACGGCGTTTTCCAGAGGTGATCCGACATAAGCCACCCCAGAAGACGCATCCACCTGATAATCGAAGGAGCCGGCGGTCTGTCCGGTATTACGCCGGGAGATGGAAGCCGTCTGGGATGCTATTGCACCGGCTACTTCATGTAGCCAGGCAATGCCCGCCTTATTCAGTTCACCCTTAACCTCGATGCTCAAATCTTTAAAATCAACACTTGATACCATGACACTACCCCACTTTCTTCAGATAAAATTCCAGCTGCTCATGGAGCGCCATGGGGTCATCAATGTACAGCACATCAAACTCAACCCCTCCAATGGCCATCCGAAGGTCGTGGGGGTCAGCAGCCTCCAGCACCTGGTAGTCACAGATAAATACATGAGTTGATTCTGCCAGCTTGGTTTTGTACTTCTCGTACTCTGAGACCTCTCCGGTATAGTCTAGCCACCCCAAAAGGTCAGCCACCGGCGCCCAGGTATGCTCCGATTCGCCCAGGACATTCTTCTCCCCGGCTGTCCGTTTTTGCAGTTTTGCCTGGGTATTTCCACCAATCATGTCAAAACCTCGCCTTCATGTAGGGCTTAAGGAACCCGATTAGCTCCGCCGGGTATCCCAGTCCCGCATCCGTCCCGCCGCCATCGGCATAAGTCACCGAATGCCGGCTGATGCTCTCTGACTTGATTCCAGCCTTTGACCGGGTGGTTGCATCATACACCAGCAGCTTGATGGCACCCTCCACAACATCGGGAGGCCAGAAGACCTCCCCCGTTGTCCTGTCCAAAAAAGTGTTATGCGTATACCCCTTAATCGCCGATTCCACGGCTGCAATCTTCCGGGCAAGTGCTGCATCGGAGGCATCCTTAAAACAGGCCATACCCCTTAATTCGGATAATTCGACAATCATTGCCGACTACCACTACATCTTGATATGGGCCATAACCACCTTGGACTGATTGGTCAGAGCCACACCATAGATTCGGTCTGCCGAGATATCCGTCTTGCGTGCTAAGGACACCCGGTCCGTTTCAACATTCGTTTCCCGCTTCAGGAAGATGGTCAGTGCTGCCGCTTCATCCTCTGTTTCAGCATCATTTTCCAATTTAATGATGGGGCATTCGTAGTAAGTGTTAGCACTCACGGCAGAAATTTGCTTAACATAATCGTCAACCTTTGCCGCTGCCAAAGTTGCCTGGACGGTCGTCAGCAGAATTTCATCGGACCCGGGAGATGCAGCAACGCACTTCTTTGCCCCGGTATCCGTAGACTGGCAGAAAACATAATGTGCAGCAACGGCTTCATTTCCTGTCACTTTCTTAGATGGCACAATCCGAGTCCCAGCAATCATCCCAATTTCACCATTCATGATGACGCTGTTGTTGTACTTATCCGCAGAAATAAAGTTTGCATCTTTACGCAGCTGGGTGAGCTGCTTGGGATTGACGAACATTACTTTGTCCGACTGGACCTCTTCATCGAAAATATCCACTGCTTCGACAATGGGGTTATAGCCAATAATAGCGGCACTTCCATCGTAAACCAATTGCGCATCCTTCAGCGCTGCAATAGCGTCATTATCCACCTTTGAAGCGATGGCTTTCGCCAGCTGGTTATTGGTTTCCCCAACAGGATTCCCGTAGCCGGACAGCACGGCCTCGTCCGTGATTTCCACGGCCTTCATCGCTTTCTTGATTGTGAATGTCTTGGTGCTGGTCGCCAGCTTGACCGTCCCACAGGCCACGCCTTCAGCCACGTCCTCGGCATCCCCAATGTAAGCATAACTCGGCACCGTTACCGTATCCCCGGGCTGCCCCGCCAGAGTGGCGTCCAGCCGTGCAAATGGGGTCACCACAATCTTCTTACTCACCTTTGCGGTAATCATATCCGCCATAACCTGAGGGTTAATCAGGTCAGATAACATCGTCGTTGACATTATAATTCCTCCTATTATTCATTATTTCCAGTCAAGGCCTTGTAGACCTCCGGCTGTTCCCGATACAACTTGTTCCGTTCGTTGTATCCCATTTTGTCAAAAGCTTCCTGGGTAATCCCACCATTATCAGGATCATCTCCTTCTGGAAGCTTACCGTCCTCATATTTCCGTTTTGAGGCTTCCTTGAAAAACTCAGGATGCGCAGTCTTCTGGTCCTTAATCAGATTATCAAGGCCTTTAACCTTTCCGTTATCATCCAGGCTTAATTCCTCAGCACCCTCCTTAATCTTGTAGGAGATATAATCCACGTCCTTCACCCCAGATTCCAGCAGCGCAATCTTCAGGGCGTTATCCAGACGCTCAGAGGCCAGCTCTGCATTTAGCTTCGCCACATCGGTCTCATAGGTCTTGATTTTCCCCTGCAGCACCTCATTGCCTTCGGTGCTGCCCTTTAAGTCCGTGATGGTATCATTTGCCGCCTTCAGCTCCTTCACCTTCGTATTGTAGTCCTCTTTAGGTACCGCATACTTCGGGAATTCCGTTTTTGAAAATTCTGCCTGAAAGCCTTCAGCGTTAAACGCCCCATCATCACCCGTGTGCTTCTCAATTAAACTTTTCAACCATTCCATCGTCATATCCTCCATACTTTTTTATTCCGGTCAGTCCCGGTTGGATTTGCTGATATACTCCAGCGGAGTAAATTGACATAAAAATAAGACCTTTTAACGCCGTGTCCAGGGCAATCCATTTAGAACCGATTAATACCGACTTGCGGGACCTTGTATCCCAACAAACTTTTTAATTCGACTCAGAAACCTTGTCATTGCTACCTCCAGTACTTTTTTACATAAAAAAACCACCCATCTCTGAGTGGTTACATTTTCTCTATAAAAAGGGCATTTGGCAGGCGTACCATTCTCCTGCGTCTCTCGGGTTTTCCCTGTCAAGCCATCGGCGTGTGGACGGGTACGAAGTCTTCCACCTCAAATGCCCTTTCTTTGTACTAGTATTATATCACTATTGCTATTTCTTGTAAAGAATTGTCTTATTTCTTAACAAACGGCTCCATTCTTTATTGTTAATCTTCATGAACGTAATAATCGAATTTTTGAAGGCAGGATTGTCTGTCGATGTCTGAAGTCGAAGAATTGTTTTAAACTGTTCTCCGTCCGCGTCAAGAAACTCTTTTAAAACCAACGCTGTGCTGGGCTTGTTCGATTCTATGATATAATCTGGCGATTCGACAACTTCTTTTAAGAACATATAGTACCGCTCATAGTCATTGGGATGCCCATCCTTAATATGCTGGATACGCTCATCTGTTATAATAACCTCATCCGTTCGGATATCCGGCGTTACAACGCTATAAATTGATTTATCAATCTTGCCAATAGTATGCACTTCAATTTTTCCACTTTCTTTTGATTCGTCAATTATAGCATTTTTCATTGCACCTGTCTGCTTATCCTCACCAAAAAGCTGTAAGTTCATTTGCAAGTAGTCCTCTTTCCACGCCTTATAGCTTTCATCCTCAGTGCTCACAATCTCCCGGGCATCCTGGTCCCGCTTGAGCCGTTCACCTTCCAGGGCCCATCGTGGCTGCTGTAGCATCACGCATCGGCAGTGCACATCTTCATTGGCCAAACCAAAGTGCCCTGGAGCCATGGCCTCATGACCATTCACGGTGAATGGCTCATCCAGCTCCCGGATTTGGCCATCCAGGATCACATGATCCGGCCGGGTCTTCCCGTCCATGGTAGCATCCCACATCTTCACGATGTCGGCGCCCGCATCCCGGGCAGCGTGCATACTATCAAGCTTTGCCTCATTTTGCACCCGGTGACCCTCGGTCCTGGCAATCCGGTAGGCCCGCTTGAGCGATGCCTCCGTCACATTGGCCAGGTTGATGGCAATATCCCGATAACTGAGATTCTGAGATAACCCCCGGGACATCTCCGCCACAACATCCTTTTGGAGCTGGGCCACATCATTGTACAGCCGTTTCGACAGCTTCACGCTCTCGGTCGGCCGGGTGACTGAGGATGCCACCTGGTCCTGATTGATTGGCAGGACCATCTCGGTACCGTCTCCAGAAATATCATACAGCGTCCCAATGAATCCATCCTCATAGCACAGCTTCAGATAATCATTCACTGTCTTGACATTGCCCGATTCTAAAACACCTAAAATCGCCTTGATTTGCCGTTCAAGATTCCGCTGGTATTCCAGACGGTAAATCTTACTTTGGGTCAGCTCATCGGCCATCAGCTCCTTAATCCTGGCCTTTACGTCAGCCAGAGCAACCGTATAGTTGTCCTCCAACGCTTTCAGGGCGGCCTTCTCGTTATCGAGGAGTTGTTTCTCAACCTGCTTCTGGCGCTGGTTCATCAATCATCCCTCCCAATGCCTCACTGGCTGCGTTGATATCTAGGGCCGGGTCGGTCAAATCCACCTTATCCTTGATATCCTCATAATCAAGGTCCAGGATATCGCAAAGCGCCTTAAGGACCGTATCCCCGGGAAGCTTCGTCGCCGTATTCAGAAGCGTGGTAATCTCGGTTTGCTTCGTCTGGGCCTCAGCAAGCTCAATCTGGGCATTATCGGTCTCATTGGTGATGATTTCATGGTCAAACTCGATGTTCACATCATCAACCGTATAGCCCGTATCATTAGCCTTGTTGATTTCATCCAGCACAATCTGGATCACCTGCTTTAGGAAGGCCTTTAACCGAAGCTCCATCTTGCTGCACTTCAGGTCCAGCAAGGCATAACGGCTTTTGATGACCACATTCGTGACGTTACCGTCACCGACGGCAGCCGCATTAAAACCCATCCCGAATCGGTAAATACTCTTTTCGTCCAGCTCCATCTTCGCTTTTCTGGCTTCGTATGGCACCGGAACCGTCACCTGATCAACACCGCCATCGTGGTCAACCCCGATATAGTGCTTCACCTTCACGTTTTCAATGAGTTCACCAACGTCATTGCCCTCGAAACCACGCACAACATACAACGTCTCTGCCGTATCCTGGAGATTATTGGACAGCCCGCAGCTCATCAGGTCATAATCATCAATCAAGGCCTTGATGGGTTTCAGGTCAGTAAATTTCTTGCGGTTGTTATCCAGCCTGAAGAACGGGATATACCCAAAGGATTCAGAGAAATACTCCCCATCCTCTTCATATGCATAGTGCGGCTTCGGGTTAATGGCAACCGACTTATCCAGAATCAATCGGCCTTCGTCCTCCTGGGTGTAATAGGCCACTTCTTCGTCACTCCACACCTGGATGCGCTTAACCATCTTCCCTTCGATGTCAATGCGTTCCATGTAGTGGTAAATCACATAATCCTTTTGGTCTGAAGTGTACCGGCCATCTGCTTCCACAACGGACAGCCCATCCACCGCATTGAATTTGAGCTGGCCATCCCCATTTCGAAAAGCGTACATATACGCAAACCCATTGACGGAGCAATAGGTCAGAAGCTCATGGGTCTCTGCGATGAAATCATCTCCGAAGTAAGTCTTGATGTACTTTTTTAGGGCCTCGTCCTCGGTTTTGATAAAATCTCCACCCGACAGGATATACTGGACCTTCTGATCCACCAACTCGGGAAAAAACGCATGGGGAATTTTAATGTTCGCCCGATGCTTATCCTCAACATATTCCCCAGCCTCATTCACATAGAATAAGCGGACATTCAAAATATCATTCTCCGCCTCGTAGTAGCGCTGGCCCTCCAGGGCGTGACGCTTTTTCTGACTCCCCCGGTCCTTCTCAATGAGGGTCGTTATCTCATTTTCTTTTAGCATGGTCACACCTCCTAGTAGAGCCACCTGTTTTTCTGAATATATTGTTCCATGGCGTAACGCATGGCATCCATTAGATGATTGAAGTCATCAATGGGGCGATTGATTTTATTCCCAAATTTATCCTTATCCCAGGTATAGTTCCCAATCTCAGTGATGAAATGCACACACCGGGGATGGATGATGATTTCAAACCCCTGAATAAACTGGATCCCATTCATGATGGAGTCCTTCCCCTTCTTGGCGGGCCGGATTCGATGAACCCCGAGGCTTCGAATTTCATCGATGCTCTTGGGTTCCGCAGAATCGGCAGTAATCCGTTCTTTGGCAAAACCCATTCCAGTGATATTCTCAGCAATCCTGGCATTCGATAGTCCTTTTTCGTACATCTCATCAAAGACATAAATCTTACGAGCATCTAAATCAACCATTCCCGCAAACAAAGCACTGGGGTCATTGGTATAGCCGAAGTCAAGGCCGAAGGCCGAATCGAGATGCTTTTCAGCCAGTAGCGTTTGAAGGCTAAAGGCCTCTTCTCGCCAATTCTCATAGACCAGCCCATCGACGATGCCCCATCCCCCAAGGCCAGCCACAGCATAGCGTCTGGGATTGTGGAGCTTCATCGTCTCAAACACCTTAAGGTCGGCAGCATCGAGCCACTCATTGCATTTGTAATTCGTTGTGATGGCCAATACATCCGGGTCATTTTCTGTTCCATCAAAAAAACGGCCCTTCAGCCAGTGATGTTCGTTCCATGGGTTGAACGTCAGCGTAAATTGTTTGAACAGACCATCTGGTACCTCGCCACGGATTGATTCATCAAGCATGTTGAAATCATCCTCTGAGGTAATCTCATAGGCCTCCTCAATCCAGCACCAGCACAACACCCCTTTTTCCACCGTTATGGATGTGACTTTGAGTGGATCATCTAGGCCCCGGAAGTAAATTTTCTGCCCGGTGGGCCGATATGTCATCTCTAGCGGGCTTTCTTTAATGACCCAAGCTTCCGCTGCCCCCAGGCGATTAATGGCCCACTTAAGCTCTGTAAAGCATGAATCTTTCAGGGTGCGAAAGACCTTTCGGACCACCAGCGTATTGGCAGCGGCATACCTTTCTTCCATCATCCGGTAGATAATATTTAAAGCCGTCGTCTTCGATTTCTTGGATGCCCGACTGCCCTTAGTCACTCGGTAACGCCCTTGGAATCGCCAAAACTTACCATACCCTGAGCCAATAATCTCGGGTAGGTATAGTTTAGGCTTAGTCTGGGATGTCATCTTCGCCATAAATAATCACCGGCCCAATACCCGCCACATCCACTTTGTCCGTGAACAGGCTATACCGCTTGCCCAGAAGCTCCGCGGCCTTCAACCGTTCCTTCTCGTCCGGATGCTTAACCATGCGAGCCGCAGATGAACAGCCGTCACCCGTTCCTTCAACAACGACAATCTCCGCCACACTTTCACCGCGCATGACGGAGGTTAGATACTCCATCACCTCCTGGGCCTCAGCCGTCTTAGCGGTTCGGATTTTTTGGAGTTGCTCGTCAATATAAGCTTTAACCTTAGTATTTCTTAGCATCTTAGATGCATTTACCGCAGCAGTCATATCCTTTTTTACCGATGGATACGCAGCCTTGTAGGCACGTGTACCATTGAGATCAATGAGGTATTCATCACAAAACCGTTTCTGTTTTTCAGTCATGCCCACAAGACCACCTCCTTTCAGGCATTAAAAAAGCGCCGGGTTGGCGGCGCTTGAATCAAATTACATTTTAAAATTTGCTGAATAGATATATAGCACCGCTCTCACCAATATTGCGAGAATACTTAATACCAAAAAAACATAAAAAAAAAGAATAGCGTAATCCAAGTAATTGTTTTCTACAATTGCTCTTATAAAACACACCACAAACACAAAAACCAATGAAAAAATTTCTAAACAAACTGTTACGACCATTGCAATTAAAATATATCTATACACGGTCAGCGGTTTTTTATCAACAATTTTATCCCCACAGTTTTTGTTATACGCGCCTTTTTCTGGATTTGCAGTAACAATCGCCATTGCAGAAATACTGAACCCAATCAATATCGCTAAAATGTTAGGTAAAATTTCACATAGCTTTGAGATTGCCAAAGTAACAATCCCGATTTTATTAGAAATGATTGTCACGACTATTGCAACGATTATAGGACATAGTATATCGAACATTAGCTCTTTCTTATCATTAGCTTCAAAATAATCAGAAAAAGGAATTATCCAGTCAGCATAAATAAATCTACCTATCGTTTTTTTGCTTTCACCAATTTTATTCTTCAATTCCAATCACTTCTTCCATTTTAGCAAATAATGTAAAAGAATCAACTAGCCCTCGTTGCTTATCAACTTCAGCTGTAACAGATTCTATTCTTTTGAGCAATTCGGTATCCAACACTATATTCGACCCGGCTTCACTCTTCCCTCTTATTTTCATTCTTCTTATTGTTCTTTCTTTTGCAATAAAATTATTTTTTATACTCTTTATTTTATTTTTTCTTAAGGATTTTCCTTTGTTTACCTTATAAGTTAAAATTACTTCATCTTGGATTGTTTCATCTACTCGGTCCATAATACCAAGGTTGTCATTGCCCAACAGCTCACTCTCTAGGAATAAATCTACTGCACAAACTCTGTTTAGTCGTTCAAGTTGTTTATCAAAGTCATCCTCTGGTATAATTGCCCATTCTATTCTATATTTAGGTGAAACATTCTTTTCTTGTAAAAGCTTTTTTAAGTATACATTTAAGTAATTTTTAATTGCGTTTATTCTCACTCCTGCATTTCGCTCTTCCAATACAACAAATGCTTCTGTTGATGTTAATTCACACAACAGATGAGTCTTCTCTACTTCCCCTTCATCGAGTTTCTTATCACTTTCCCTTTCAGCTCCTGTAGTAATTGACTTTAAATTTGGAGAATGATTATATTTACTTGACCCCATAATAATCTTTACTAGATTACGATTATCTCGTTTATAATATTCAAAATCATACAGGTAAACAGCTTTATTAGATGCTTTAATATTTTGTATTATATCAACTTCTGATAAATTGTGAATATAGGTCAACAAATCTACAAAACACTCCTTATCGAAGAAGAATTCATCCTTCCTATACCATTGAAAGTCTAAAGAATAAAAACCAATATTTCTATTTTCAATGCTCATCTTTCCCTCCATTGTGTATTTGCAATAATTATACACCGTTTCCAGCCAAAAGAAAAGGGCACCCTCGGGTAAGGGCACCCACACAATGGAGTAGAACTTCAGATGATTTTCTACACTACCATATTACAACACTTCCACTACTCATCATTACTCATTTTCAAACTAATCAAAGCCCGATTATGAATTCTGCATAGATGCTGGTACGAATACCCCATCTTAACGCAAATCTCCTCAAGGTAAAGCCCATCACAGTATTTATAATACAGCACCAACTGCTCCCGGTCGTCCGCCAAGGCTTTAATGGCCTGCCCAATATCCCGCCGCAATTGCAACGCCCGATCAACCATATCCTGGATATCATGGTCCAAAGCCTCAATCTCCGCCACGATATCCTCCATGGATAGCCCTCGGCCACCCCGGATGATGACCGGAGCCATGGCATTCCGCCGACGCTCCTCCTTGGTCATCTTTTCCTGGTCGCTTTTCCCCCGGTACTGGAAGTACGTCGGCCGCTGGGTGATGCTCGTTGCCCGCTGCCGCCACCGTTCCTGCTCAGCCTTCATCCGTTCAATCCGGTTCTCTGCAATGCGATACCGCATCAGCCAATGGACCTTTGCTTTCCGTTCTTCTCCTGTCATTTACACCTCCACGATGTACACGCCTCATTGTCATCCAACACCTCAAAGCCATCTGCTATCCGGTTGCTGTATGGGATCCGCATACACCGTCCATCTACATGATGGCCACACGTCCCGCAACGCTTGTCCGGCCGGGTTATCCCCTCGGCCAGCTTGTAGGCATCCAGGTCCTCAATCTTGATAACGTCCATACACCACCCACACAATCCAGGCAATCACAATGGCCACACCAAGCAGTACCCACAGCATCTGCGGCCATCCAAACGCCAACGCAATGGCCAGCCCAGTCCCAACGCCTACCCCAATGATGGACAGCAGGCATCCGATGGCCAGGCAAGTGATGATTGTTTTAATCTTGTTCATGCGCCACCTCAGGGTGCTCTTTACCCCACTCTTCAACGCGCTCAACATACCCTTCTGGGTTTTGCCCAATCGGCCCTTCCAAGGCACACCCCTGGTCACCACCTAAAAAACAAATCAACGGACAGCTCCCGTCACACCCCAACCCCCGGTAATGGTACATCCGACATGCCCGCACTGCCGTCTTCACAAATTTCACAGCATCCATTATTTGACCTCCATCGCAAATTCTGCCGCCACCAAATCCAACTCAGCAGCGATACACCCATTGTCATCCAGGCGGTAAAAGGCTTTTATGTTCCAGCAATCTTCCCACCGTGCTTTTTCGAACCAGGACGTCACGGCTGCTAGATCGCTGCCGGCTTCAATTGTGCTTTGGCCGCCATCCTGCCACTCTAATGTCCACGGCCACGGCACCACATACACTGTGGTGCGAGTCTCAACGGTTGGCCAGCCGCCGGAATAGGCTTTTACCGCCCAGACCCCAACAACAAATAGTGCAATGGCTACCAGTATCGCAACCATTTTATATTTTCCATTCGGTGTCATTGTCCTGCCCTCTTCTCGAATCGCGTACACCCTTTCACATTACACCCGCGACTTACACCCTTCATTAGGATGTAATCACAGGTAAAAATACCAGTACCGGCGCCACCCGGAGTCCTGCTATATTTACACTTCTTGCATCGATCGTTATTGCATTGATTATCCTTTGTCTTCATCCGATTTCACCTCCTTAATTCGAGCCTTCAAGGCATCCAGCAATGCGTCTTGGGCCCAGCACTTATGATTCAAGGCATCCATCACCTGTTCATCCATACCGCCCTGGGTAATCAGATGGTGGATAATGACCGTTTCCTCTTGCCCCTGCCGATGAAGCCTTGCATTGGCCTGCTGGTAAAGCTCCAAAGACCAGGTCAGGCCAAACCACACGACGATGTGGCCGCCGGCCTGTAGGTTCAGTCCATAGGCCGCACTGGCGGGGTGGGCCAGAAGGACGTCCAGCTTCCCGGTGTTCCAGGCTTCGATATCCGCCGGGGTCTTCAGCTCCCCGATCCGTAGCTTCTGCTTGGCCAAGGCTTTCTTTATCCGATCCCGGTCATGTCGGAAACTGTAAAACACCAGTAGGCTTTTACCTGACGCCGCTTCCACAAGTTCCCGTAACGCCTCCATCTTGCAGTCATGGATCTCATAATCCTGACCATCCTCATCGTAGATAGCACCATTACACAGCTGCAAAAGCTTATTACTAAGCACTGCTGCCGTGCTGGCATCGATGGTGGTTTCGTCCACCGACAGCAGCATGGTCCGCTCCATTTCCCGGTACCGGGCCATTGCTGTCTTATCCAGATAAACCGGGATGGTGTTGTCCATCCGCTCAGGTAGGGACAGATAATCCTTGGCTGACAGGCTGATACAGATATCCGATATCGCCGCTTTGATGTTGTCCTCACTGCCATCCCCCGGCTTCCAGCTGTAAATCCGGTCAACCCCACGCTGATCCGGCTGGAAGTAGGTATCCCGGTAATAGCCCAGGGTCTTTCCCAGGCGTTCACCCTGGTCCAGCAGATACACCTGGGCCCAAAGGTCTAACATCCCATTGGGGGCCGGTGTCCCGGTCAAGCCATACAGCCTTCTGATATGCGGCAGCACCAGGCGCAGCTTCTTGAAGCGTTTGGACTGGCTGTTCTTAAAGCTGGACAATTCATCGATGACCACGCAGTCAAAGGGCCAGGCATTTTTGTAATACTCCACCAGCCACTGGACGTTCTCCCGATTAATTACCCAGATGTCGCCGGGTGTATTCACTGCCCGGATGCGCTTCTGCTTGCTGCCCAGCACCGAGATGATCCGCAGCATCTTCAGGTGGTCCCATTTTCCGGCTTCTCTCGTCCAGGTATCTTCGGCCACACGCTTTGGGGCGATGACCAAGGTCCTGCGAATAGCAAAGCGATTATACCGCAGGTCGTTAATGGCCGATAGGGTGATCACCGTCTTACCCAGGCCCATATCCAGGAAAAGTCCCAGATGGGTTTCCCCCAGCATCCGGCTGATGCAATACCGCTGATAGTCGTGGGGCTTAAAGATCACAAGCGCTGCTCCTTCCAGCGTACACCTGGACAGCACCCCTTTGCAATATCGGCCAGTACCTCTTTGATTGACGCTTCCCGGTCAAGCAGGTAAACCCGACATCCTAGCTTTAACAGGCGGTTTAATTGCAGCACCTGATTTCGGGTGGGCTTTTTCCCTTCCTGCTTCATCTCCACGAATCCCACCTTCCCTGCCGGCAGGATAACGATCCGGTCCGGCACTCCGGTGTTTCCCGGGGACGTCCATTTATAACACCGACCGCCCTGGCGTCGGGTTTCCTCCCTCAACAGCCCTTCCAATTCTTTTTCCAGCATTGTTTTTGCACTCCTTCCATTATCCAGAAATTTCATACTTTTTAATAATATTTAAAATGCGGGTTACACTTGGCACAATTTTTTCCCTTATATACCTATACGTATAGCGTATATATATCCCTTTTTTATATTTATATATATATATAAATATAAGTGTAGACAATGTAGATTGGCGTCTAATCCCCCCTACTTATTGGGTTTTGGCGAATACACAATCTGTATCGATTTCTTACCCTAAGTGTAGAATCTGTAGATGGTGTAGTAACTGTAGGCATCCCATTTTAGGGTCAATCTGTAGCCGTGGCTACAGATCATTTTTGTATCAGAGGCACACTTCAAACCCCCTTTGCTGCTTATAAGGGGCTCCAAATCGGGTGGGCGTCTTAAATTTTTTACAGACCTTAAGTCCCATCAATATACCGTTGATATCCCGGGTATCCCGCTGCGTCAAATATTTTAAGTCGTTGTTGAAGCACTCACACCAAACCTCAGCGGCACATATCCGGTCCCTGGGAATCCGTTCTTCCAAACCTTCTTGCTTCATGCCCTGGGCCCAGAATACGCGTCTTGCCTGTAAGTCCCGTCGCATCCAATCCGAAGGCAACGGCTTTGAAATAAAATCAAGAATCATGCTCTCCCTAGGATCTACATTCTTGTGGGCTTCCTGGGCTTCTTTTGCCCCTTCGGCTTCTTTGTTTTCCAGATAGAGCTTTTCCCCCTGGGTGTACAAAATACCGGCCTCTGCCCAAATTTGATCCACCTCATCGGGTGTTAAATCGGTAAACACGCTTTTAGTGGCGTTTTCGCTGTCCACATTCACCGGCCAAAAACGGCGGTTTCCTGTTCGATCCCGAAGGAAGTCATCCTCATTGGTCGTTCCAAAAAACACACATCCCCGGGGTAAGGCTTCTGTCCGGCGGCCATAGGGTGCCCGATAGATATCATCTTGCTTGGATAAAAACTGTTTGATGGTGCCCATCTCAGATTTATTAAATCCTTCAAGCTCCCCAACTTCAATAATCCAGTAACCTTGTAAAAGCTCACAAGCTTCTTTCCCCTCAAAGGTTCGCAGGCTGTCCGAAAACCAAGCCCCACCTAATTTCTTGAAAAAGGTACTCTTCCCAATGCCCTGGGGCCCAGTCAAAATTGGCATATTGTCAAACTTCGTCCCTGGACGCCAAATCCGTGCGACAGCGGCCACCAGCGCCTTTTTTAATACCGCCCGGGTATACGGGGTGTCTGCCGCCCCAAAATAGTCAATCAGCAAGGTTTCAATCCGTTGAATACCATCCCAAACCAATGGCGCTAAATACTCCTTGATTGGATTTCGTCTATGCTTCTTAGCGTAAAGAGCCATAGCATCTAAGATTTTCTGCTGCCCGGTTAGCTCATACATTTTTTCTAAATAGTGCCTCAGCCCAGCATCATCCGAGTCGTTCCATCCCCTTGACCGATAGGGACCGTCTTCAGAAACCTCCCAGGGTAGCCGAGCCACTACCGTTGCCCGGTTAGCGAATTCGTCATGGTAAAATCGCCCGGAAAGACCGGGGTCGTTTTCCATGATAATAAGGGCGTTATCGATGGTTTTTAGTGCGACGCCGTCTTTGTTTGTTTTAAGCTTAACAAGCCACTCTGTCGTGTTTCCCCGGGCTTGGAGTTCAATTCCAGCAAAGTCTTTTGCCGCTTCGGCGTGCTTCTCTTGTAAAACAAGTGCCTTGACCTGAGGATCTTCCACACACAATTCCTTCATGGCTGTAAAACTCGGCATAGCCGCTGCGGGTGTCCCCTCCTTGGCTCCGTCATCCATATCGGAAAACTTATGGAGGCGAACCAGGTCAAAGGCATTACAGAGCAGACCGCTGATGGGGTCCGTGGCATGGTGGGAATAGATGAACTTCCCGCCATCGTATAAAATGGCCCCGCCGACGGTGGACCCATCGGTGAAGGTATACCGCCCGGGGATATCCGTTGGGGCATAAGTCCCCGGTAAAAACTGATCCATGGCCGCCGGCACATCATAGATCCGGCAGAAGGCTCCGACGACGCCCTTCTTTTCCAGGGGATCACCCTGGCGCTTCGCCCGCTGCTCCCGGACCTTGATGGCCCCGGGGATTTCGGGCCACTCTGCAACGCTGTGCCAGTCCTCATACATGGACAGGATGCCTGCGCCGGATAAGAAGGGGTTGTCTGCATAGGTATAGACGTACTGGCTACCCATATCCACGGATACCGAGGGCCAATACATGAGCCGGCAGACGTCAAAGGTCGTCTGGTCCAGGATGGACATATCCAGATAGCTGGATATTTTCCGGGCGATGGGTTCATATTCTTCAGCAGCACAGGGTTTATCTAGCGGGATGACGATGCGCAGTCGGGGGGCGGCCTCTTCGTGCTTTCTGGTAGAGTAAATGACATAGGCACAGCCAAGGGAGGATACCGCCTGTAAAACGGCACCGGTTCCCCCTGCGGGAATATTGTCGGCATCCAGGGTGATGAGGCAACGGTCTAAGACCTTATCACTTTTACGGCGGTTCTCCCGGAGACGGCCGCCGACGAATCCCCCGACATCCTTTAAATCATCCTGCTGGTTCTTACGCATGGATTTATAAATGGCGAAGCTTTCCGGCGTGACCTTCGGCGTTGCCAGCTGGGCCACGAACTCCGACCACAGCATTTCCTGGGGGTACCAGTACACGCTGCGTCGGCTGGGCCCCGTCGATATGGTTATTTTCTGATCATTAATCATGGTTAATCCTTCTTGTAATAGGGGCTTAAGAACCCATCCGCATTCAGCGGTAAATCCGGGGCCCAGCTTGGTGACTGGCACATAATTGTTTCGATACGGTGATAGCATTCGACGGCAATTTGATCCGGTACTTCCAGGATGATTTCATCATGGATGTGGAACCGAATGGCATACCCCGCCTGGTAGAGTCGGTATAGGGCATCCGCCAGGCAATCCCGGGCCACCGCCTGAACGATGTTTTCCGTCAGTTTCCCGCCATAGGTCGGGATAAGCTCCCACTTCTTCGTCGTTTGGTTCTGGCCCTCAAACTGGACCTGCTTGCGGCCCCTATCCCCGGGAACCACCACCGGGTTGGGATAGAACATCTTTCGACCGGACGGTAAGGTGATAAAGAGATTGTGTTCATCCCTGAAAAAGGTTACGCCGCAGTTCAGGGTCACCGGCTGGCAGAATTCCACACAGCCGATGGCCGCATCTTCCACCTGGTACCAGAAATCCCGGATCCGGGGATTGGCTTCCCGCCACCGTCTGACGATGTCGGGAAGTTCATCTTCGGATAAACCCATCTTAAGGGCTCCCATCTGAATCAGGGCACCTTGAGCACCCTGGTATCCCAGGGCCAGCTCCGCCACCTTTCCCTTTGCCCGTAGCGCATATTCCGGATTCCCCTTGGCAATTTTCTCCAAGGGCACCCCGAACATGGCCGAAGCCGACGCTTCATAAATCTTGCCATGGGTCCGGAAGACTTCCATTCGCCATTCTTCCTTCGACAGCCAGGCAATCACCCGGGCCTCAATGGCGGAGTAATCGGCAATGGCGAATACATGGCCAGGCGATGGCACAAAAGCGGTTCGTATCAGTTGACTTACGGTATCGGGGACATTGCCATACAAGAGCTTGAGCCCCTGGGAATCCTTCTTTTTGACGAGCCCCCGGGCCGCGTCCAGGGATGCGATGTAATTACGGGGCAGGTTATGGACCTGGATGAGCCGACCGGCCCAGCGTCCGGTATGGGCGCCGTAGAATTGCAGCAATCCCCGGACCCGTCCATCAGCACAGCAGGCACTATCCATGGTGTAATATTTCTTGATAGACGTTTTGGCCAACTCCTGGCGGATACGCAGGCTTTGCGCTGCCTCGGGATAATCGTCTTTAAAAGCGTCGATTAAATCGGGCAGGATGCCTTTGGCCAAAGACGGGATGACCCGTCCTGTGGTTTCTTCCAGCCAGGCTTTGTGCTGGCTAGGGCTGTTAGGATTATCAAGCCCTGTAATCTGCCGCATATCGGCCATGAGCTCTTCGGTGGTTTCTTGATCGATGGCAATAGCTCCCTGGACTAAATCCTGATCGATTTCCACACCCTGGCTGTTCATCCAGATATCCATGACCCATAGCTGCTGTTCATGCTCTGGCAGTGGGTAGGCATCCAGGCGTTTTCTGATGGCCTTCTCCACCACCACATCCTGTTCGCAATAGTTCTTAAAGAGCTCCCATTGGTCCGGTTCGTGCTCCGGCAGCGTCCGGATGTAGGGTTTGTTCTTTGTCGGCTTTCGCGGTACACAAAACTTCCGAATCAAAGCAGCCCCCTGGCGGTCCTTCTGCTTATCCTTTGGGAATCCCAGGGCCAGGGCAATTCGCCCCAGACCTGCCGGATAACCGGCGTAGAGTCCCTGGACCATGGTACAGGACCATTGTTCCAGGGGCGCTTCGTAAAACTTATTGATGCAGTACCATTCAAAGGCAGCGTTATAGGCCGTCTTTTTAACCCCCGGATCCTTCAGCGCCCGGATGACCCGGTCCGGCAGCCGCCGTCCCTTTTCGGTTAGGTCAACCACTACCACGGGCTCATCGTCAAAGCTGAAGGCAAAGAGTAGGATTTCAAAGTCGGGGGACTGCACATATTTGTATAAGCCGCTGCTTTTAATATCCACGCTGGAATAGGTTTCAATATCGATGCTCAGTTGTTGCATAGCCCCTCCTTTATGGTGCTAAAAGGCCCCGGAGGGCCTTACTCATAGTCCTAAAATATCGGTGCCCGTCGGCGCCGCTGTCGGATAAACCGGCTGAGGTGCGGCGGGGTAAATAGGGGCCGCCTGCCCTGGATAGGCAGGCTGCGGTGCTGTGGGAATCCCCTGCTGCGGATAACCCGGTACCGTGGCTGGCGCTTGTCCCGCTTGTGGGGCTACCTGTCCCGGATAAACTGGAGGCTGTCCCGGTGCGTAGCCGCTTTGGGTCAGGGGCACCCCCGGTGCTGCGGAGGGGGAACCACCGGCAACCTGGATATTCCCAAAGTCATCGGATGCCTTCGTCCGTCCACCGGAGAGGGGTTCCCCGTCCCGGGTCTTCCACACGTTACCCAGAGAACAGCGAATGCCATTGCGGCCATGGTTGTAGGCAAAAAATGCGACAGATACATAACCATAGCAACCGGAGTAAAACTCATTTTGCCCAGTGGCAGGATGCCGGTCCTGACCCACGACTACCTCAGGCGGGTAATCGGGATAGCTGGAAGCGGTCAGCACATAGTGGCCGGCGCATTCCGGGCCAAAGGCTTCCCCATTGGGGCGGGTACCGTCCCCATCATAGATGGGAGAGGATACCATGGCGGGCATGGTGCCATTCCATTTACTGGACACCCCTTCTTGTTTGGCGGCTTCAATGGCCTGGAAGGCCTGCTGCACCAAAGCGGCATTGCTTTTGGGAATCAGGATGGTGGTCGAATATCGGGGACCCTGGTCCCCCTGTTGGCTGGAATAAGGCTGGAATACATGGACATAGCTAAAACGGACTTCGCCTAATACAATATTACTCATTGGTTGTTACCTCCTAAAATGGGACCACAAGGTCCTTGAAATCATCTTCGGCCGACTTTGGTGTAAAGGGTGGCCGTTTATCCGTTACGGGTACCAGGGTGGGCTTTCCCTGGGGTTTGACGATGTCAGAAGACAATACTTCCTCAAAGGCTTTCTTGCCCATCAGCTTTTCAACGGCGGTTAGGGTGATGGGGCTGCGTTCATACAGCAGCGATTCCGCGTACCCCTGGGCCATGACCTTTTTAAAAGCGGCATCAATATCGGCAAAGGCCCGGTTGCTCCGTCCCTCCACCACCTTCATGCCGGGCATCTCAGTACCTTTAAGGGCTTCTGCCAGGGCGTAGGCTTTTAACTGCTTCTGGTAGCCCACCAGGTCCTCCAGGCGATTTAACATGGCCACAATCTCTACGGGGGCCATCAATGCTGGATCTTTCTTCTCTGCCTCCTGGAATTTCTGACCATAGGCAGTGCAGACCGGTTTTGCTTTACAAAACTTGCAATGCTCTCCCGGGACGATTTCTCCCGTTCCAGAATGAGCCATGGCGGCTATCGGCTTAACCGTATCCGCCCAACCCAGCAGCTCCTCCAGGGTGTAGATATACTCAGAGTAGTTATCCATCCGAGGCTGGATGATGCAAGTCGTCACCGTATCGATGGGATATAGCAGCTTATAGGCTTCATAGGCCCCCAGGGCATACAGCTTTAACTGGCTATTGTCCTTGGCAGACACTTCGACATTTTTTCCATACTTCAGATCAATAACCCACATCTGGGTCCCGGACAAGATGACGCAGTCTGCGGTACCAAAGCCCTCAGGCACCCAGGCGGAAAAGTCCACCCGTTTTTCAATGCCCACCATGGGCGCCGCCGGGGCACCATAGGTGATCTGCTGGATGCGGTCAAGATAGGCATCGGTATGGCTATCCATCTCCGGCGCATACAACTCATTTTTCTTTAGGGCATTCAGCTTCTTTGTATATGCCGATTTAGCCATGGGGGTATAGTGCTTAGTGAGCTTTAGTTCGGCCATGGCATGGGCCAAGGTACCTTCTGCAGCATAGGTGCTCGTGGTATCCGGATACCGGGCCTCCATCCGGGCCGATGGCGGACAGGCCAGCCAACGACTGGAGGCACTGGCCGACAAAACGGCATGGGTCGTCATACCGTAACCCCCATTTCTTTTAAGCGGGCAGCCAGTGCCGGGTATTGATCAGACTTGACTTCTGTCAGGTAGGTTGCCCCAAAACTTTGAAGCAATGCCTGTAGCTCCGCCTGCCGGCCGGCATCGATCAGGCCAACCATGGCCTGCTGGAATTGTTCAATGGTATAGGTCGGTGCCACAGCCGTCACCGGCGGCGGCGTAAGGGGGGTAGTCGGAGCAGGCGTAATGGATGGTGCTGCCGCGGGGGGTGTTACGGGCGCTACCTGCTGGATTGGCGGTACCGGTGCAGCCGTTGTGATCGGCATCTGCGGTGCGGGTGCTTGGGCGAGGTCCACCGGCAGTGGATTAACCGTCGGAGCCTCCGTCGGGAAAGTCTGTTCCATAGTGGCTACCGGAACAGGCTGGCCACTTCCCAGGGGCAGCCCACAGGTCATCTTTGCCCAGGTCTGCATTTCTTCAATACTGTCAAACACACAATTAATTTTCATCTTCATCATAACTCCTTCTCTAAAATAGTGATGGTATCCTCGATATCCTTGATAATCTTCTCTTTGGCCGATGCGGTAAACTTCTTCCGCTCACGGATGCTGGCAGACAGCTCTTTGAGGGCTTCTGCAGCTTCTCTGGCCGTATCCTCCCAGAAACGCATTTCCTCATATAAAGAATCTAGTTCACTTTCACTGTCTTGCTCAGCCTCAACGTCAGTCTGAAGGGCGTGCCACACCCACGGCCCGCACCGTTTGCTAACCACATCCTCTAAATCTTGTTTGGTCATGACGTACTGTGTGGTATCCTCGAGTGGCCCGAAGAGCAGTTCGTAGGCCTCAATGTTAGGGTAACCTTTAAAGGCGATCACTCCGGGTAATCCATACATATACCCTCGCCTCCTTTTTTTGTTTGTTCCAGCTCTCTTTTTAGAGCTTCAATCGCTAAATCCAGGGAAATTCCCATGAAAGGATGCCGCTCTTTCAAAAAGATCATATCCCGGATAGCGATGGTAAGTTTTCGCTTTTTAGTCATTACTCGCACCGCTCAAACCGATCCTGGATCCAGTGCTTCATTTTATTTTTGGCCAGCACTTTCGGGGTTTTTTCGCCGCCCCGACGGGGCATCCCCTCATTTCGCTCCACCTCAGAGCGATCATCGAATACCGTTCCATGAGGTGGGACATCCTGGATTAATCGGCTGTTTTTTCGTGTCATTTGCTTTTTCCTCCATTTCGTCGTATAATGTTGATAACTATTTTTACCTGCACCCTTCGGGAGTCCTACGTCCCGGGGTGCTTTTATTTAGGAATATCCTCCCATCCGACTCCAATATAATCTAACACCTCACCCCACCCGACATCGTACATCCAATAATGCCATTCTTTAGGGTTGTCCTCTCTCAATCGATCAAACCGATGTGGACGCTTTTCCAGGTGAATTCCAAATCCGCACATTGAGCACCCTGTTCTTTGCGCCCGGGTGGTTCTCAGCGTTCCGTCTGGATCACGGACAATTTCACCATAAATCTTTGGCACCGGAACTTCTAAATCTAAGGCCAATTGCAATAAATCTTGTCTGCTAAAAATCGCAAACGGTGCTGATCGTGTGACTGTTTTCCCATAATAATTGCAACCATTCCTGACCAGTGCCATTTCACGTTGACCGCCCTCAGATGCCATAAGCCCTAAATATGGACTGCTTTTGTGTATTCTTGCCCAATCATTACATGGTTTTTCTTTGAGGTAATAGCAGCATTTATTACTGACTAAAAATGGTGCTGTCTGATAATCTGTTCCATACTTATCATTTTCCGGACCGCCAAAGAGATTCAACCACTTTTGAGGCAATCGCATTCGGGTTCCTTTGCGATAACCGCCTTGCTTTCCGCAATCTCCAGTTATGATTGCGTTTCGGACCGTTTTATTTTTATCGGTTGGATTTTGCAAGAGTGCAATTTTTCCAGCCACTTGTTTACTGATCACGGGGAATCCAAACTCTTTAAGTACAGTCGCTTTGCTTTTTATTGCCTTGAGAGGGACTATCCCTAAATCCTTATGGATCTCCTGGATGCTTTTGTCTTCGAGTTGGCTCACACTAATTGCCGGTACGTCAATTCCAATCGATCTTAGCCATAAAAGCAATGTGATGCTATCCAATCCACCGACACTTACGTGGCAACTATCAACGGCATCGTAAAATTCCCACGCTCGTTGCTCCGCATGTTTTAGCTTTGCCTCGTATGGCAATGATTGTTTCTGTCTAAATTCCTGTTCATTCATCTCACAATATCCTCCCAAACCCACACCCCACCGGGTGCCATCACGACCATCAGCCACTCCCCACCAATCGCCGGGGTGCTGCGTGTCCAACAGACTGCCAAGTCCACCACTAGAGCAGCGGCCGTGGCGATAATATATTTCTTCATGAATCATTACCTTCCATGTACTTAATTACCTTGTCTCGATAGATGTAGTAGGTGTACCGTGTCTTACCTGGACGTCTCAGGGCCACACCAATATTAATTAGATTTAATTGCATGGCGGCCCGGATGAAGTCACAGGTCGCCCCCATCATTTGTGCTGCTTCTGGGACAGATATCCGTTCATTTTTCAATTTGCTCACCTCCTTTCCGAGTCTTAAGTCGATTGACAATTGCCTAACCCATCCTCCCCTGCTATACTTAAATCATCACCATGCTTGGTGAAATCTAGGGAAGGAGGAATACCAACATGGATAAAATGCCTTTCTGCATTGATAAATCTTGTTCTCCAAAAAAGATTACAATGTTTTATGGCGATGATGCCCCCGCAGGTTTGGATCGTCATGAATTTCTTGTCGAAACAGATTTAAAAGATGCACTTTTAAAAGCTGCTTCAGAATTATATCCATCTGAGGAATTCGTATTCGGCGAAGGTTTCTAAGCACCAAGCCAGTTATTTGACGATGTTGAATGACTGGCTTTTTTCGTGCATCTTACACTGAATTATGTCTTCAATTGTCAAAAGATCTCCGGCACAACAATCAGATTCGCTTAATGCCTTAAGATCCTGATTTGCTTGGCGATAAATCATTCTCTCTAACCGTTTCACTCGGCGCTCTAATTCTTTGATCTTCTTTTTCACTGCTTCCCACCTCCTTTCAAAACCTTAAATTAAAATTAACACCCACACGCACACTGGACTATATATTGTAAATATTTACCGATTCTGATAGAATCAATTCAACATATAGAAAGGAGGAGCTGACAATGGGTAAAGACTTAATCAAGCCAGGTACCGACAATCAAACACCTGGCAAATACCGTGAAGTCGGTCCACGTGGTGGACAAGTGCAAAATCCGCGCATTGTTGATATCGACCAAGGTGATCGACTACCGCCGACTCAGGAATCCGGACGTAAATGGGAAAGACTTTAAACATCGAAGCCGCTACTACTAACAGCGGCTTTTTTTAATGGGTATTCGCTTTCTCCAAAAGCAGAAACTCCTTCCAAACAAATTGATTTGCAACCACGATTCGACATATCGTACATCTGATTCAATGTATGACGAGATATAATGATGCACTTCCCCTCACCTCCTTTCTAGGCCTTAAGCCGATTGACAATTCGATTTTCACTCTCGAATTTGAACAACTCCTCTAAAGGAAATCCTGGCTCAATAGAATTACGTACTTTATTGGCTTCATCCCACGAAAAACTGGTCTTACCTTGGATTTTGTTATAGATGGTTTTTTCACTTACACCAAGTTCCTCAGCCAAATCCTTTTGCTTAACTCCATGTTCTGCCATTTTCCCGATTAAGACACGGTACATTTCAATCCTCCTTTCTGACCGTTAACGGTTATTTTCTTATATAATAAACCCGTTAACGGTCTATGTCAATCGATTTGTGAAAATTATTTACCGTTGACGGTATTTTTTTGCTTGACACAAGAATTATGAGGGCGTATTATACAATCAAAGGAGAACGACAAAATGGGTATTGAAAAAATTAATGAATACAAAAAAGCCCTTCATCTAACCACTGAAGAGCTTTCTATTAAATCCGGTGTTCCTATGGGCACTCTAAATAAAATTTTAAATGGTACAACAAAAGATCCAAAACTTGAAACATTAAAATCGCTTGCGCGCGTTTTAAGATGTACATTAGATGACTTTGATGATTCTGATAGTGTGGATGTTTTTTCCATTGAAGAAAGAAAACATATCTTAAAATACCGTGACCTCGACCCTTACGGTCAGGATCTCGTAACAACGGTCCTCAACAAAGAACACGAACGATGCACCAGCCAGCCAGAAAGCGACCGTGTCAACGAAAGTGAACTTCCCCTTTATCTATTACCGACCTCAGCAGGGACCGGCGTTTTCCTGGACTCCGATGATTACGAGCTACGTACTTTTAAAAACGCACCACACGATGCAAATTTTGCCGTTCAGGTATCTGGAGATTCCATGGAACCAGAATATGAAAGTGGGGATATCGTCTATGTTAAACAGCAGCAAGATCTCCGGGACGGACAAATCGGCATCTTTATATTTAATGGCGAAGGTTTCATCAAGGAGATGGACCGACAAGGGCATTCTCTTATTTCACTCAATCAAAAATATTCCCCCATTGTCGTCACAGCTTCCGATGATCTACGGATTGTTGGGAAGGTGTTGGGGAAGGCATAGATTCAGTAATGTTTCTGTAGACGTAAAAAAGAAAGGCGTAGATTCTAAATGAAAATTGGTATGCGTAAACCATCAATAAAAAAATCGATTAGTGCCCGAACTACTGGAAGAGGGAAGCGTGCAATAAAACGAACGATTAACCCCGCTTATGGAAAGAAAGGCATGGGGTGGGTAAACAATCCTAAAAAGGCAGCTTACAACAAAGTTTACAATAAGACTACAGTGAGCTATAAAGACCTTGGTAATTCAGGAAGTACTAAAAACAAAACAAGCACCTCAAAATACGCATCGGTAAAACCAATTCCAGTAACAAGACCAGAAAAGAAAAAAACCGGAGTGCCTTGGTTAATCTTTGGCGTTTTATTACTCATAGGATCTTTTGGATCTCTTCCATCTTTTGGCCCGTTTGCGGTAGGGTTAGTTCTTGGCGGGTTTCTGCTGTGGAAAGGACTTCGCATTCGAAAAGCAAATAGCACCATCTCCGCAAACACGGGCAATGACCAATTAGTAGGTTTAAAATTGTTACTCATTCCAGATTTAGCTGAACAGAACGTCAGCTATAACGAATTATTAAATATGGCAATGGAACAAGCAGATAACCGAATCCGCATTTCCAAGGATTGTGTAAAAATCATTAATGAGACTTCCAAAATTGATGTCTTCTTTGACAGATTTAATCTTCTTATTAATAACCTGCAATACCTCGCACTTCTTGAAGACTATCTTAGCTACACGGAATCGAACCCGACAAGTGATTTAGAATCGCTACTGAAGGAAAAAGCAAAAATAGTAAATCGCTTTTTCGACCGCGTTTACGCAGATGCAATGACCCTTAAAACAGAAACTGGGCGAAAGAACAGAATTGACAAATTTAAATTGGAACTTACAAAGTATAATGATTTCTTGAACCCAGAAAACATCACATATCTAAATTCTATGTCTGAATAAAAAAACGCTGCTTCCCTGTTGAAGCAGAAAAGACGCAAATCATTTGATTAAAAATGGCGGATTGCCGGATTTAATAATATGTCTACTCGACGTAAAAAGAAAGGAAATGTTATGGCCTTTGGAAACAAAAAAGAAGAAAAACTCTTGGCAAAACAAGCGGAACAGGAAAAACAAATTCAGGAGATGTTAAATGACAGAGAAGTTTCCGACTTGCCCGAGGAATATAGAAATGCGTCCATCAAAGCAATGCGTGGTCTAGCAGGAAATAATTTAGCTGCAATTTCAGCCGCACTAAAAGGCAACACCTCAGACATGGCTAGTCTTACATATTTAAACAGTATTACGGAGCAGAACTGGATAATCATCCGGCTCTTGAATGAAATTTCCTCAAAACTTGATAAATAAGCCCCCCTCCCCTATCCGCCCAGACAGTGTGAGGTAAACAGATAATATTAACATGCGTATTATGCGTATATTTTCATTGACTTATATACGTATTAGGCGTATAATATAGTTAGAAAGGAGGTCAGTATGAGATTTCGTGAAGCGGTTCGGATGGTTGAGGATGGCGGTTGGTACTTTGTTCGAGCGGTTGGTTCTCATCACCACTTCAAACATCCCACAAAACCGGGAAAAGTCACCATCCCAAACCACAACGGAAAAGACATCGACCCCATAACGGTAAAAAGCATTCGAAAGCAGGCGGGGCTCAAGTAGCCCCAGCCGCTTCATCATATAAAGGAGGCCAAAAATGGCTAATAAATCAGCTTATCCCGCCGTGTTTTATCCGTGGGAAGACGGACAAGGCTATACTGTCGAATTCCCTGATCTGCCAGGCTGTGTGACCCAGGGGGAAACAATGGCCGACGCCATGGCAATGGCAGAGGACGCAGCAAGTGGTTGGATTATGCTTGAACTCGAAGATGGAAACCCTGTCCCGTCCCCCAGCGATGCCAGGGCAATCACCCCAGACCCTGATATCGGTACAGATGGATTCGTCCAGTATGTCGTCATGGACATTGCTGCTTACTCACGCAAGCACGGCAAACAATCTGTTAAAAAGAATCTGACCCTACCAGCCTGGCTGGAATCCATGGCAACCGAAAGGCGCCTTAATTTTTCCCAGGTTTTGCAGGAAGCTTTGATTGAAAAGTTACATATTGCGAAGTAAATAAAAAACGCCGCTCTCCCACTGCAATGGGAAAGCGGCTTGACATACCGAGCCGGATGGCTACAACATGTCTCCAATCAAGATAATTGTACCATCCAGCCCGGGTTTTTACAACAACTCCGGGGATTTTTATACCCAAAATTAATCATTGGAGGTACAATAAATGAGATTACCGAATGGCTTTGGCAGTGTTTACCGGCTGTCTGGCAAGCGCCATAAGCCGTGGGCGGCCAGAGTTTTTATTGGAAGAGAAATTAAAGATAAGAGCGTTACCCGGAAATATAAGTATGTCGGCTACTACCGTACCAAAAAAGAGGCTATTGAAGCCTTGGCCCTGTACAATGAGAATCCATATGAAACGACAGCCGGGGCCCTCACCTTTGCTCAAGTCTTTGAGAAATGGAAAGATAACTTGCTGGAAAAATCAAGCCCCAACACGCTTCGGAGCTGGGACAGTGCTTATTATTGTTGTGAGAGACTCTATAACCTACCTTTCGCATCCCTCAAAGTCGATATCCTGGAGGATGTCATTAAAACAGCCAAAAATAAAAAAGGCGAGGATGCAAGCCTGCACATGAAGGGACGCATTAAATCATTATACAATCATCTGTATCGGTATGCTCTAAAGCACGAGATTGCCACAAAGGATTATGCCGCCCTGGTGGACTCCGTTGGAAAGGCTGAGCCAAAAATTATCAGAATTCCGTTTTCTGAAAGCGAGCGCGCCATTGTATTTGACAACCTGGATTTTCCATACATGAACATGATTGCCGTTGCTCTATACTCTGGATGGCGCCCCGGGGAGCTTGCACAGCTCAGGACGGATAAAATCAATCTTGATGCCGGTACGATGCAGGGCGGCATCAAAACCGCTTCCGGCATCAACCGTATCGTGCCGATCCATTCTAAGATCATTCCGATTATCCAGGATATTTATGACCCTGAAAAAGAGTTCTTATTCTATCGTGAGGATGGAGCCCCGATGGACTACGAGGCCTATCGAAAGCGCTGGAATAAAATCATGAAGCGTTTCAATATGAACCATAAGCCCCATGATACTCGACACACTTTCATCACCCTTGCGAAGGAGTGCGAGCTAAACGAGTATCTACTCAAGCGAATCGTTGGCCATGAGGTCAATGACATCACGGAAAAAGTATACACGCATCGTACAATTGAAAGCCTGAAGGCGGAAATTGAGAAGATAACAATATAG